AGTTAATTTACATGCTCTTTTTTTATTTTTTTTTATTTCACGTTTTTTTTAAATTTTTTTTTTTTTTAAATATCGCTTTTTTATTTTTTTTTTTCTTTCTTTATCAGATAAATAATTTAATTTTGTTATATTAAATTTAGAATATTTATCAATTTTTTGTCTATGTGTCCATTTATATTTTTGTTTTGTTAAATGTTCTAGATTAACTTTTAGATCAATATAATCAGATGTATTAAGTTTTTTATATATCTTTATAGGAATATCTTCATTTTTACTTTTATCTATAATTTTTGTATTTTCTGCACCATTAAAAAATTCCAAATATAATAAATAATCTAAAGGTAAATTATTTCTTAAAATCTGAGCATATGTTTTATCTGTTCCAACACAATATACAATTCCATTTTTACATCTAAATTTATTAGAATCAGAAAATCCTTGGCAAAAATTACTAGCTATAGATGTAGCTATATTTAATAATACAATAGTCACATTTTAATATTAAATGTGATAAATATCTATGTATATACTATACATTAATTAATTATTTCAATTTTTTTTGGTGAGCTTGCGATACAAAATAAAAAATTGCTTATAAGAGGCAATTTTTTAAAATTTTCTAACAACTAGAGATGTTTCTTTTTTATTTTCTTCAACCATTTCATGATAATCATATGTTAAATCAGATATCATTGAAATATATTCTTTCTTTGTTTTTGGATCACTTTCAAATTCTTCTATCTTTTTATTTAAAGCTGCTTCTTTATTTGGATCTACTTTAATCCCATTTTCCTCTAAAATATCTTTTGCTATAAATAAATAATTTATTCCACGATCATATAATAGCTCGTTAATTGTATATTTATCTCTTGTTAACCATCTTGGTATATTATCTTCATCTTTATCAAAGATCTGTACTCTATTATCTCTTCTATTATTATTTAAAATATTCATACGATCTGGTTTATCTGGATTAAAATGTTGATCTTTAATAAATTTTTTAATTGCTTGTGCTGGATTATTAACATAATCTATATAATGTGATAAAGGAATATCATAACCAGTATTTCTAAATGGAATTAATTCTACAACTTTCTTAAAATCTTCTGCGTTATTAACCGCAATAATTATTTGTTGATTATTTTGATTATTTTGAATATTAGTAGTATTATTATTAGTAGTATTATTTGTTGTATTATTTATATTATTAACTAAATCTTCTTTTTTATAACATACTTTTTTATTAATATGATATTTTAAACCATCTATTTTTGAAAATTCTTTAGAGCAATTTTTACACTGTAGTTTATTATTTATTTTATACTGTTTATTTTTTTTACATACCTGTTTATTTGAATGATAATTTAACGACTCTAATTTATTAAATTCTTTATAACAATCATTACATTTAAATTTTTTTATTTCAACCCTGTTGTCTATCTCATTATAATATTTTGTCTGAAAAAAGTTTTCCATATACTGAATTTTATTATATTTATTATATTTATTTATTAACTTTTCCAATTTTGATAAACACATAATATTATTAATTATATTATGATTTAATTTACATATTACACATACTCTCATTACTTAAATAATTGTAGATATTTTTAAATAAATTTTTGGAATTTTTCGGAAATTTTTGGCGATTTTCGGAAATTTTTGGCGATTTTCGGAAATTTTTACATTATAAAAAAATATTTTTATTTTACAGTCTTTAAATATTATTTTTTTATAAAATTATAATATTAAATATAAACTATAATAATATAAAGTATATAAAAATGTTATATAATCTCAAAATAGCACAAATTTCCGAAAATTTCCGAAAAATTCCAAAGAATTTTGGCGGGAGAGAGAGATTTTTTTTTCTAATTTAAAAAATATTTTTAACACTTTTATGATTAGAAATAATAATAAAATATGATTTCAGATTATAAAAATTTATAGTCTGAAATCATATTTAATAAAAATTTATTTTTGGCAATTTTTTGGAATTTTTCGGAAATTATTACCGATTTTTGGCAATTTTTTGGAATTTTTCGGAAATTTTCATACGGAAAATTATTATTATTAACTTTTAGTCTAGAATTATTATTTTTTAGTAAAATTATAATATTAAATATAAACTATAAGAATATAAAGTATATAATATATTTCGTATAATCTTAAAATAGCAAAAATTTCCGAAAATTTCCGAAAAATTCCAAAGAATTTTGGCGGGAGAGAGAGATTTTTTTTTCTAATTTAAAAAAATATTTTATAAATTTTAAGATTAGAAATAGTAAAAAAATAATAAAAAATAATAATAAGACTATAAATTTTTATAGTCTTAAAGTATTATAAAAATTTCCGAAAAATTCCAAAAAATTTCCGAAAAAATCCAAAAAATTTTAGAAATTTTCGGAAATTTGTAGAAAAATATAAAGAGATATAGATAAAAATTATGATATGACAAATAAAATATTTATTATAAATTACGGATTAAAAAATATGGTTATAAAAATAAATGTATATGATTTAGTTGAAAATGAATATATTACAAGTGATAATATTGTTTTGATACATTTTCTACTATACTACCTAAATATATTTAGAGAAATCTGTTTCTTTAATAAGATCACAAGAAGCAATCCCATTAATATTCCATATTACGCCAGATGCACATTCCCAATGTCTATACCATTCAGAAAGAAGTATCATATTATTTTTCCATCTAGAACCCATTAAATCAACAAAAAAATCATGGGCAACTTCACCACCAATAATTTCCATTCGTTCTGGGCCAAGATGCCAAATTTTATCACCTAACCAAGGAGTAATAATTAAACCGTTAAAATCTTTTCTTACACGGTCCCAATCTATAACATCATAAAGTTTAATATCTGCGGGTTTTTTTTTATATAATTTAATAAATTTATGAAGGTCATCTTTATTAGTTATAAGTTTAACTGTGTCAAAAACTTCTATTTTATATATATATGCAAATAAATTTGAATTATTTGGTATTTTAATATTAGAATCAACAAAATCTAACCAAGATGATCCATGAGATAACCATAAACCATCAGGATTATAATATAATGATTTTTTTTTATTATTTTTAGCTGTGGGGATTATTTGTTCTAATTTATCAATTTTATTAATAGAAAAATGTAAAAATGAGTTATTTAATTTATGTTTATTTATAAATTTATTAACATCTTGAATATTTTTTTTTGCAATTTTAAATAATTTTTCATTAGGAAAAGTTAAATATCTTTGTGTAGGAATAGTTGGAACACACGGTATACTTATTTTAACTTTATTTACTTTATTATTACTAGTTTTTAAAATTGATTTAATTTCTTTGATTTCATGTTTAACATCATCTACTTGTGTAGATGTTTCAGGTATTCTTTTCAACCAGGTAAATATTTTATATTTTGAGTCATAAGTATACATATATAATTAAAATATGTATGAAAATAAATTTATATAATAAAAATATATAAATTTATTTATGTCTGATATAGTAATAAAATATTTATTCACTTTATACCATTACATAGTTTAATCCATTTATTATATTGTGTTTTTGGATCAAAAATAGGTCCTGGGTGCAATTTAGTATCACTACTACTAGACCATTTATATAATTCTTTAGATTGCATATTATTTAAATGTGGTAACCATTTTTTAATATAAGAACAATCTGGATCCCATTTTTTAATCATAGAGTTATCAATTTTCATGGGTCTTCCAGAAAGTGGTGCATTTGGAGCAGAAAATTTTTTACCTGGATAGTCAAAGTCTAAAATCCAATGATGATTCATTTTATTTTGTGATGGTCCTATAGCATCAACTAAATATTTAGAATATCCTGATTGCGAACCATATTTTGGATTTAAAATATGAATTTGCAAATATTTTGTCCAGAATATTCCTAAAATCATTCTATTTCTATTATGTAAAAATCCAGTTTGTTTCATTTCTTCTATACCAGCATCAATTAGTAAAAATCCAGTTTTACCATCTATCATCGCTTTCCATAAAGACTTTATTTGTGAATTAGGAGGCCAATCAATTTGTTCATATCGTTGGTCCATTACAGTAGAATATGATTTTGCATTAGGTAAGTACGCTAATGCAACTAAATAAAAGTCTCTCCAGTAGAGTTGTTTTAAAATAATAGATTTATTACCTAATTTTTCTTTAATAGTCCAATAAGTTTCACGAATACTAATACATCCCATATTTAAACCGGCAGATATATTAGTTGTTTTATATGAAAGAGTATCTCTCTGTTCATTATAATCTGAAAACTTGTTAATTGATTTTAATTTTTTTAATAATTCAGTTCTACCACCATGTTGAGCTAATAACTCATTTTCTTTATAAAATTTATTTAGGTCATTTATTTTATATTCTAACACATCTAAAAGTTTTCTTTCAAATTTTTTATTAACAAATTTAATAGATTTATTTAATTTTATTGGCTTAACTGGTTCAGTTTGAATTGCATTTTTATAAAAAGCTCCAAATTGTTTAAAAGCCCCACCATCTGTTTTTAATAGATCATTAATAGATCTCAACGTAAAATCAGAATCAGAATTAATAATGTTAATTCCAAGTTTTTTACATATAATTCTAATAGCATGATCTCTTTTATTTGAGTATGTTGAAAAATCAGTATTAAATCCAAGCGTGATGTTATCATATTTTTTATTTAAACGTGTTAAAATTTGAGCAATTATTTCCCAAGGAGTACCATAAAATAAATGTAATCTTGAATTATAATCTTCTAGTTGTTTATTCAAGTCAATTAATGTTTCGCAAATAAATTGTACTGCATTTGTTGAAAAATAATGTTTATTTTTTTTAGTTTGAATAATTTGATTTGAATCTAAAATAAATATTGGTAAAATTATATCAACTGTATTTGATAATAAATTTAGGGCAAGATTATCATATAGTCTACAATCTCTTCTAAAAATATATATACCAAGTTTTGTCATAATTAATAATATAATATATTATTAATTTTAAATTAATTTGAACATAATTTGATAATATTGTGGAGCAAAAATTTAATCCATATTGTAAAATAATTTGTATAGTTATTTTATAGTATGAGCAATAATATGAGCAACAGAGTAGATAAATTGTATGATTCAAATGAACCAGGTATTAGAAGTTTAACAGAAGTTTGTGATATTTATCTAAATATTTATAGTAAATTAAAGAATGATATTATTATTACCAATTCAAGTTTACTTGGATGGTATACTACTTGGATGAATGATGCCAGTTTAAATCAATTTTTAGGATCAACTGATCCTAGTTTAAATGCAGTTTTTACAAATAATAGAAATATGTTCACTTCTTTACAATTAATTTTAACAACTCAATATAATTTGACAAAATCTATCAAGACAATTAGACTTCCTAATGGAGATTGTACTGTATTTACGCCAAATACACCTCTTGGAACAGGAACAATTTTAAATCAAATGAGAAGTATTAAAGCAAGATATAATCTAGGACAAGCTTCTAATATAGGTGTTGATGTATCAGCAGGAGGTGTTATTGATTTTAAAGATTTAACAGTTTCAAGTTTTGATACAGCAACAAGTAGATATATATCAAAATATTATTATCAAATTGGAACTTTCCCACTTGAAAAGATTGAAGTAGATACCTGGTTTGGTTCAAGTTCAGCAGGTACTTTATCACAATTTTTCAAAAATGTTATTGGTTTTGTTGGTGAAGATGGTGCAGTTGGTCCAACTACATCAATAATTGAAAGAAATAATAGATTAGTTGAACAATTAGCTTTTTCTATAAATATGATTACAGATTTAAAAAAGATGTTAACATATTTTGCATAAATTAAATAATAATTTTATAATTAATTAGATTAATTATAAAATATTAATAAAAAATTTAAAGAAGAGCATTGAAAAGATTTCTAGAATCTTCTAATAAACCAGATGAAAAGTTAATTTCATCCATCATTCTAGAAAATACTTCAACAATTGGATTGTTGTTTAATTCATAAATAACACTTTCATCCCATTGAGTAACTGGTGTTGGAATAGTTTTATGAGTTTTAGCAACACATCCACATCCATCACCAATTACTGTGTAGAAAACATCACCAATAGTTTTTTGTTCTAAATTAACACTAATAACTTCAGTTCCAAAATCACCAATTTTGTAGAAATATCTTCCACCAATAATACAATTTGAATCTGAAATATCATTGACATAATCATATGTTAAATCAGTATTAGAATAACATCCAATATTATTTAATCTACCAACTAAATATTTTAAACGTAAAGTTCTAAAAAAGTTTGAACTATAAGTAATATTAGATGATTTAATTGTAACTGGAAATGACTGAACCATACCATTATCATTATAAGGATATAAAAATGAATTATGAATTTGATTTCCACTACCAGTACATTCAATTAATGTACTATTTTTAACATTATAATTATTTAGAAGTCTACAATTAAATAAATTACATGATACAATATTACAATTAGTTACAG